TCAGCCTTTGCGAAAATGGTTTCTTGCACCTATGATTACGAAAACTTATCAAAGCAGTTCTTCCTTAGAATTTCAAATGGAGAACTGATTGATCCATACTATACAAATACTGGAATAGGCAAGGCTAGACTTTCGACATTTTCGTTTAAAAAGGTCAACGCTGCCACATTCAATGCTTTTGTTAAATACTTAAAAACTAAAAGAAGAACCGACTACACTTTCGCTAGACGACTATTAATGGAGATTAAATAATGAAAAAGGGTCCACTTTCAAAAAAAGAAAAGGCTTACATTACAAAAAACCATGAAAACATGACCGTAAGAAGCATGGCAGGCACGATGGACAGGTCTGTTCATATGGTTGACAAGTATATCGCGACTCTTGGTAAAGAAACTAAAGTCGAGTCAGCAGAAACTCCCACACCAACTTCTGAACCTAATCAGCTATATGCCCGAAACGTTGCTGAAAATGGAGTGGTTCGTTCTACAATCGGGACGCAGGCGGCTTCTATGGCGGCTGATGAATCAAGATCAAAAAGAAAGGAGAATCAAACCGGAGTAGCTCCTAGAATGAACCAGCACATTCACATAATTAAAAAGGGCTAAAAATGACAGAAGGCGAATATAGCCCAACGCTTTTTTTAGATGATGCGGTTTGTACCAGCTTTGATCCTTTTGTTAGGAACCAGTTAACAACGCAGCTTTTAATGAGTTGGACAGCACCGATGACAGACGGCACTATTATCTATGGAGATTACGAAAGGCCGGGGTTTTTAAAGTGTTGGGACAGGCTTGAAAAGCACTGTCTAAGAAGTGACACAACGCCAGTGAGTATCAGGCTTCACATGTTTGGTTGTCCCACTGTCGTGTTTTTTGATGACCCTAGTGGACTAGATGGTTTTTCTATAGTTAGGGGTGTAGCCAGAGAGCAGTCAATGAATGGTGACTTTAAGGACTATCAAAGTTTAACAGTATCACTTCTGGATAAAAGCTGCGAATACATTGAATACAAAAAATTTGTTTGGCCCCTTAACGATTTTGAAGAATTAAGTGGCACAAGAAAGTTGACAAAAGTAAACGTTGGACAATTGATTTTTAAAAATGGATCAGAAAAACGAAAAAAGGTTCAAGAGTATCTCGACGGGTGAACCATGTAACGCCGCTCAGTATTTAGCAGAAATGGTCTGCATTAGAAAGTCTGAACGTGAAAACAAGGGTAGTCTTGCATACAAATTTTGGAACAAGGGTGACGCATACAAAATTCAAGTAAGGGTTGCCCACAAGATAATTAAGAAGTACGGTGAAAAGGCCGTATTTTACTACTTAAATAATTTTGGCAAAAATGTGTACTCTCTAGGGTTCTTACATAAAAGTAAAAAGTTTGTGCTTATATTAGACTTTGTAGAAGAGGGTGTTAAAAAGGCTAAAAAAATTACAGATGCACAGGAGATACAAGAGAAAAGAATTGTAGAACTACCCAAAGGAGAATATAAGCCCAAGAAGAAAAAGAAAAACAATAGCCTATTATCAAAAATAAGGAAAGCAGATGGTAACAAGTGAATTTAGCAACAAATTTCAAGCAGATAAAAAATCCACTCAGCCAAAATATTTGAAAAGTATTTTGAAAGATAATGGAGACATCATCAAAAGCGGAATAGATGTACTAACCGAAAAGAAAAACTTAGGAATGATCTCAATTAGCCCCGCAATTGACCTAGCTTTGGGTGGAGGGATTCGTGAAGGATGTTGGTTAACTCTCACAGGAGATCCTAAGAGTGGTAAAACAACTACAGCAATGCAGATCGCGGCCAATTGTCAAGCGGAAGGTCGTCCAATTATCTATCTGGACGCAGAAGGTAGGCTGAAAGACATGAACTTTCAGGTAGAAGGGTTTGACACTTCTAAAATTCATGTGATCGCACCAGTAGACAAACCTCTCTCGGCAGAAGTTTTCTTAGAAGCTGCTTACAAAATGATGAGTCATCCCGATTATGCTGGAGCCGTATTGATTATCGACTCGGTTTCGTCTCTGCTGCCACAAAAAGAAATAGAAGGAGATTTTAGTCCGGGTCGTGCGGGACTGCCTAAGATTTTGTCAATTTTTACCAAAAAGATTGGACAACTTCTTCCCAAGCAGAGAGGATTGGTAATAGCGATTACTCACTACATTGCTAACACTGGTGGGTTTGGCAAGGCCAAGATGTCTGACGGCGGTAATAAAATTCAGTATCAGGCAGACACAAGAATGGAAATAGCTGGCAGCGGCATGGATCGTCCAGCAATCAAAGGCTGGGTTGACGAGAACGGTACAAGAATCGGCCAGATTGTAAACTGGAAGATTATCTGCTCGTCCTGTGGTCCTCCGGGCGGTCAGGTGCAAAGCTATATCAGATACGGCAAGGGAATCGACAAGGTTCAGGAAAATATCCAGATCGGAATGGATCTTGGGCTTGTTTCAAAAAGCGGAGCATGGTGTACTTGTGATTTTGTTACCTTTGGCACTGGAACAGAAAACGAAAAAGAGTTTAAAGCAGTTTTGAAGAAGGCAAGACCGGAAGTTGATGTAGATAATGAAGAAGAGCTATTATCAACCAAAGGGTTCAAATTCCAAGGGCAGATAAAGTTGTATAATTTTATGGCAGAAAATCCAGACTTTATGAACCTTTTAACAAAGATGACTGCTCAAGGTTTAGAATGAAGGTAGTAGGACTTGACGGGAAGGAATACAACTGGAAACCTAAAGGCAACAAAGGAAAGAGATCAAAGTTACACAAGCGGGCAACGGGCATCATAAAAGAACTGTTTCCTTTTGACGTTGTTTTAGAAGAGGTTTCTCTTCCCGGCTCTGCTACAACTAAAAATAATAAACTTAGATGCGACATATTTGTTCCCAACAGGGAAATGTTTGTAGAGGTTCATGGCGAGCAACACTTTAAATACATTAATTTTTATCACAAGAATAAAATGGACTTTTATCGTGCCCAAGCGAGAGATAGAACAAAAAAAGAATGGTTTAAATTGAACGATTTGACGCTTGTAGAACTTCATTTTAATGAGACAGAAGATGAATGGAGAGATAAGTTAAAATGGTGTCATTAGCTCATAAACACAAGGGATTTGTTTTTCACCACGTCCCAAAAACAGGAGGAAGTTCTGTTTGTAATTGGCTGGGGAAAACCTTTCCGAATGACATGTTTTGGATTGGCAAACGGGGTCTTAGAAGGTGGCCCGTACCAGAAGGTATAACTGATGAAGCGTGGTGGAAATCGGAAACTAATAAAGGTTTTCCTGCTCATATCCCTTTTGAAAAAATAAATCAAATTCTTAGAACAAACCGAAGAACTAAAGGTTTATCCACTTGGCATTTTGCTTTTATGCGTGATCCGTACGATTGGTTTGAGTCTTTTTTTTGGTACAGAAGGGGAAAAAAAGAAACAAATACAAAAAAGGTATATGGTAAAAGTTGGTGCGAAATAAACGCGAGAAGTGCTTGGAAAAAATTTGTAAACGTTACAGAGGCGGGAAGGGGAGAGCGTCCTCAGTCATTTTGGATAAAACCCCAAGGAGTGAAAAAAATTTCATTTCTTGGAGACTATGCCAATTTAGAAAATGATTTCAAAGAAGTTATGATGTTTTTTGATGTAGATACTAATTTTTCCCTTCCGGTATTAAACACATCTCCCATCAATGACAGAATTTATCTATGGGACGACAAAGAGTCTTTAGCAAAAATAAAAACATTTTTAAAAGAAGACATTGAACTATACGAAAAAACGTTTAACAAAAAGGCATCGTATGAAAGAGGATAAAAGTACCGAGTTTGTCAACGCTATCGAGGAATGGGTTAGTTCCAAGTTTCTCGCTAGAGTAGACCCTCCCAAAGAGATAGAGGCGGTAATCAATGCGGATTTTGGAGAAATGCAGTCATGGAGTCAGGAAGCCTGCTATATCAACGCTTTTAGGCTTTACGCATATTCAGAATACTTGGCTGGGGTAAAAGCCAAAGAAAAAATTGTTTTTGATTGGGCAGAAGGTGCGATTTGGTTTATAATAGGTAGTACACTCGACCAATACGGTGACGGTTTTACAAAATGGGAAAAGAAATATTATTGTGCTGTAAAAGAGAATCCACTAGCCACAAAGATTTTAAAGGTTAAAAACCATGCACAAGCTAGGATTTCTTCGATAGACGGCAAGCAGGAAAGAATGATTAAAATGGCAGACACGCTAAATAATATGGCTAGGAGAAAATAATGAGCGAATTAAAAGACAAGGTAAGACGACTTATCGCCAAGGCCAAAGAGTCTGGAGATGTTGACCTCTTAGATTTGGCTATGGATTTACTGGATCAGGTTCCTGTTGAGCAGGATTTAGAAAAGTATGTTGAATTTCCAAGTAACGAAACACAGACGGAAGTTCCCCGCGATCCTGTTTCCGGTGGAGAGTTTCGCATGAACGCAGATACTAAAACCCGCAAACCACTTGAGGTCAAGAAAAGACCAAATCTTTACGAAGACAATGGTGAGCATAGAGATCAAGCAAATGTTACGCCCGAAGTTGAACTAACAGAAAGACGTAGACCTGCTTTTCAAAAGGTTGAGCAGACTTGTCAAAGATGCAACAAAGTAGTAAAAGTAAACCCTTCCTTCGCTAGAGATTTTTTTACATGTGATTCATGCCTGAGACGATAATATATGAGCAACACTAAACTTAGCGATTTGGCGTCTGAAAGAGCCGTACTAGCAGCACTTTGCCAGTACGGTCTGGATGCTTATTTGGAAGTAGACTTTATTGATTCTAGGTCTTTTACAGATCCTATGAATCAGCTTTTGTTTGACTGTATCTACAAGTCCATCTCTGAAAACACTCAAGTAGAGCTATCTTCGATTTTGTCTGCCGGAAACGACTTGGGCGTATCTGAGCAGATGAACTCTAAGGATGAAATATCATTCATTCGTTCTTTGTTTAACTTCCCTATAACTAAACAAAATGTGGGGTCGTATGCCGCAAAGATAGCAAAGCTAAAACTTGCCAGAGATTTGTCACAAACCCTAAAGGCTTGCGAAAAAGAGTTAGGTAAGGTTAGTGGTGAAGAAGATATTATGGACATTGTGTCCAAGATTGAGGAACCTCTTTTAGACGCAACGGGAGATATTTACCAGTCCTCTAGCAAGAAAACCGAACTTTTAGGAGAGGGTCTAGATGATTATTTAGATTTTCTATCTGAAAACGTTTCTGACTTTGTTGGTATTCCCAGTGGACTTCCAGCCCTTGATGCGGCTATAGGAGGCGGTTTTAGAAGAAAGTGCGTTGACCTTGTTGCGGCTAGGCCCAAGGTGGGTAAATCAATGCTTGGGGACGCAGTAGCGAAACACGTAGCGTCTAACGTAGGCGTTCCCGTCCTTGTTTTAGACACAGAAATGTCAAAAGAAGACCATTACAACAGGATGTTGGCTGACGAATCTGGTGTAGAAATCAATAGGATATCTACGGGTAGATTTACAGAAAGTGAAATTGAAAAAGAAAAAGTCCACAATGCAGCAAAAAAACTGCAAGAAATTCCCTATCACTACATTAGCATCGCCGGTGAGTCCTTTGAAAACATAATTTCCCAAATGCGGAAATGGATTTATCAACATGTTGGATTTGACGAATCTGGAAGAACCAATGATTGTCTCGTCGTTTATGACTACCTTAAACTGATGGGCTCAGAAGGCATTAGTGCTTCTATGCAAGAGTATCAAGTTCTCGGTTTTCAAATCACCAAGCTGCATAATTTTGTAGTAAAATATGATGTTGCATGTTTGGCTTTTGTTCAATTAAACCGCGACGGAATCACCAAAGAGACAACGGACGTTGTTTCTGGCTCTGACAGGCTTGTGTGGCTCTGTACTAGCTTCTCGATCTTCAAGCTAAAGTCGGACGAGGAAAAGGCAGAGGATGGCCCTGAGAATGGAGACAGAAAGATTGTGCCCGTCGTTGCTAGACATGGAGAGGGCTTAGACGATGGCGATTACATTAGTATAAAGATGTTTGGAAAATTTGGTAGAATCCAACAAGGTTTGACTAGGAACGAGATACATGACAATTCAAGAACAAGAGAGCAGGGCTTTGAAACCGAAGAGTTTGACGAAGAAGAAGATATCGTCACTCTGTGATGCACTGCTTCCTAGATCAAAACAGCTACTAGAATATTTTGGCGTAGAGTGGGTAGAGTTTCCTAACAGGCTCGCCTTCGCCTGTCCTATTCATGGTGGAGATAACCCAGAAGGCTGCTGCATATTTACTGATGGTGAATCGAATGTCGGAAACTGGTCTTGCTGGACAAATCATTGTGAAGAAGAACATGTTGGAAATCTTTTTGGTTTTGTTCGCGGGTGCTTGAAGAATCATAGAAACAAAGATATTTCTATGGTAGAAGCAGCTTCTTTTATTTGCTGGTTTTTAGATACCGATATAGAAGATATAGAGTCTAAATCTTTTGATAGAAGCAGTAGGACAATAGACGTGTTTAACAGAGAGATTGTTAGAAAAGAGTCTCAGTTTACAAGGTCTTCGATCAGAAACAAGCTAAGTATTCCATCTGTTTATTTTAAACAAAGAGGATACGATGATAGTATTCTAGAAACTTTTGATGTTGGCGAATGTACGGTTGAGAACCAGCCAATGTCAGGGAGGGTTGTTGTGCCGCTTTATGATGAGTGCAACAACTACGTTGGTTGCGTTGGAAGAGCTATAAAGGAAAGCCTACAACCAAAATGGTTGCACAGCAAGGGGTTTAACAAGAACATTCTCTACGGACTCAACCATGCCAAAGAAAGTATACTAAATACAAGAACCGCTATTCTTGTGGAGGGTCAGGGCGACGTTTGGAGAGCTTTTGAGGCTGGGCTAGACATGACCGTGGGAATATTCGGAACATCGTTAAGCGAAGACCAGTTGATACTTCTAGAATCGTCAGGGGCACTTAACTTGGTGATTCTAACGGATTACGATCAAGCAGGAAAAAAGGCAGCCGACTCAATAGTTAAAAAGTGTGGCCGAAGATTTAATTACATTAGACCAGACCTAGACGGATGGTTTGAAGATCAAGAAATCCCAGAGAAGAACCGAGACTTGGGAATTATGAGCGTAAAAGACATTCAAGAACAAATTTTTCCATATCTACCATTTACAAAGGAAGATAAATGAGCACACAGTCAGAAACTAGAATATTGGCATTTGCAGGAGCAAAACAGTCAGGAAAAACTACATCATGTAATTTCTTACATGGATACCAGCTACGTGCCCAAGAGGTTGTTCAGAACTTCGGAATAGAGCCTGATTCGGGTAGGCTGATTGTAAATACAGAAATCGCCAGTGAGAATGGTCAGACAGAACAGGGAGACACTTACCTAGACGTTTCTAGAAGGGATTCTGAATTTGTTGAATGGGCTATGTATAATATGTGGCCTTTTGTTAAGAAGTATTCTTTTGCAGATTCTTTGAAGAGTATCTGCATGTCCTTGTTTGGATTTACTTATGAGCAGTGTTATGGCAGCAACGCTTATAAAGACCAGATCATTCCTCACCTAAGATGGGAAAATATGCCGGGAGTTACTGGTGATTTCGCACCTGACGGAATGGTATTTCACGAAGCTGGCCCAATGACCGCTCGCGAATTTATGCAATTCTTTGGCACAGACGTTATGCGTAAAATATGGGAACCCGTTTGGATAAAAAGAACGTTAAAAGATATCGAAGAAGAACGTCCATTGCTGGCGGTGATTGACGACTGCCGTTTCAAAAATGAAATCTTGGCTATCCAAGAAGTCGGAGGCAAAGTAATAGGACAGACAAGAGATCCTCACGGAGATAGTCACTCTAGCGAAAAAGAGATCAAGGACAACTTAGATCTTTTAGATAGCGTAATAGACAATCAAAACATGGAAATTCATGATGTCTGTAAACAAATAATTGACACTCTTGGTAAGTGGGGGTGGCTGGGTGCTGCTACAGTTACTAATGGACAGAAATCCCTTCATACAATAAAGGCTAACTAATGATTGTAGAATATATCCGTAGCTCAAGCTACAACAACTGGGAATACTGCGAATTGCAGTATTTTATTACCTACAACTTAGGATATCAATCGCCTTCTGGTAAAAAGGCCCAGCTAGGAACCATGATCCACAAGGTTATGGAATGTCTCGCCGCCTGCACAAAAGATATTCAAGTTAATCCTGCGACCAAATCAACTCCAAGACACATAGAAGATGATGCACTTGGAAGGCTGGAATTTACTGAAAAGAAGTTAAACACCAAGAAGTTCGTCAAAGATTTACTTGAAAGAAGTATTGAATGGTATTCGTCAAATGACCATCATAGCTACACTCCCGCAGACACTAAATTTTGCCAAAAACAAATTGACGAAGCACTATCCTTCAACGACGGTCAATTCGATCCACGAAAAAGAAAAATTGTAGACACAGAGCCTACGTTTGACATTCCTATTGACGAGGAATGGGCTAAGTTTACAAACGAAGATGGAACCCAAGGTCAGCTTGCTATCAAAGGAACTATCGACTTGGTTACAGAGATTGACAGCGATACAATAGAGGTTGTAGACTGGAAAACTGGGCAAAGAAAGAACTGGGCAACAGGAGAAGTTAAGACTTACGAAAAGTTACTAGAAGATCCACAGTTGTTACTTTACAATTACGCCATATCAAAGCTTTATCCTAATTACAAGCAGGCTATTATGAGCATATTCTTTACTCGCGATGGTGGGCCTTTTAGTATGTGTTTTGACGAAAGCGATCAAAAGAAATTTCTTACTATGTTAGAAGCAAGATATAAAGACATAAGTAAAACCAAGTTTCCAAGACCATGTTCAAAAAACAGATCAAGTTTTAAATGTACTAGATTGTGTCATTTTTATAAAACAAATTGGCCCGGAACCGATAAAACCATGTGCAATTATGTAGAAGATAAACTTTATGACATAGGGCATGACGCAACGGTTAAAGAGTGTACCAGAAAGGGGCACAGTGTAGGATATTATGAGGCACCGGGATAATGAAGATTTTTCAAATAGGATTCAACAAGTGCGGTACAGCTAGTCTGTACCACTTTTTCAAAGACAACGGTCTTAAATCTCTTCATTGGAGATGGGGAGATGAGGGTGCTTACAAGTATGCTGCACTTGAAATGAAAAGAAACTATGAAAATAAACGCCCACTTCTTGAAGGTATGGAAGAGTTTGATTTCTATTCAGATATGGAATCTCATCTAGATGGATTTTATAATGAGTGGGATGATTACTTTCCTTGTGTTCATGCATATATGGATTACTTCAAAGAACTTGACAAACAATATCCAAATTCCAAGTTCATATTAAATCATAGAAATGTAATCAAATGGATTAAAAGTAGGCAACGTCATATGTTTGGTAGTGGAAGAACCTATCTCAGTTCATACATGTACCACATGAAAATGACCGAAGAAGAAGTATTGACTTTGTGGGAAAATCAGTGGGATACTCACATCAATAATGTACTAGAACACTTTAAGTACAGGTCAAATGATTTACTTGTCTTCAATATAGAAGAAGATGACGCTACTAAAATCAAAGACTTTTTCTCAGAAGATTTAGATTTGGATACATCACATTGGAAGCAGCACAATCAAACACAATCATTGATACCTGTTACCGAGAACGCTAAGAAGGACAAAAAGGGAAGAACGATACTATGGAGCAGAGATGATTGAAGTAGAAATTACAGAAAAAATGAAGCAGCAAGCATGGCGAAAATCCCGCGAAATGGGGAAGTTGAAGAACTCCATCATGAAAGGTGACGGAAATATTGCGGGGCACCGGGATAAAATATGAAAAAATCAGTTGACAAATCGCGTTTTGTATGTTATAATAAGACGTACACCAAACATTGCGAATCTAATTTTTTGAGGAATTTATGTGGAATCCAATTAATTGCAAAACGCATTTCAGCTTACAACAAGGGTTTTGCAAGGCTGGAAAACTGGCAAAAAGATGTGCTGAATACGGATATACCGCTTGTGGAATAGCCGACTTTGGCACACTTTCTGGTGCTGTGGACTTCCAGCAGGAGTGCAAAAAACATGGTATAAAACCAATTATTGGGTGCGAGTTCGACGGTTATATTCTTTATGCAAAAAACAAAGATGGCTGGTTCGATCTCGTAAAGTATGTTTCAAACCAAAATCTTAATGTCCTTAAAGACGTTGCCAGTCGAGGAAATGTACTTTGCGTTACCGCAGAAAAAAACGGATTTGCAAATCTATTTAAGTCTAATCACGTACAAATAGACTTTCAAAAACAAGCAATATATTATGTAGACGAAAGTGACGCAGAGTGTCACAGAATCATGTTATGCGGCAAGATGAAGACTACTCTCAAGAAGGTAGAAAACCTAGAACATGATTATAAACAGTTTTTTGACCCTCTTGATAAAAGTTATGGAACGTTTCACCTAACGGGCAAAAACCAAGAGTTTACCAAGAGAGTGTCTAGCGTGGGTCAACACGATGTCGGTAAAGTTGTTGACAAATGTGAGGAATACGACCTTGCCGATAGACCATCATTTCCTACTTTTCCCTGCCCAGACGGAATTAGTGAAGATGATTACTTAACAGAATTATGTAGAGAGGGTTGGAAATCAAGACTTGTAGGCACAGAAAAAATTGCCAACCAAGAAGATAAGGACCGTTATACGGAACAAATCAAACATGAACTAAAGGTTATTTTTAAAGCACAGCTTTCGGGTTACTTTTTGATTGTTCAGGACATTATTCGCTGGGTAAAGTCACAGGGCTGGCTTGCGGGTCCGGGTCGAGGATCTGCCGCTGGATGTTTAGTGTCTTACCTTCTAGGGATAACCGATGTTGATCCCGTTGAGTTTGACCTTCTCTTTGAACGTTTTTACAACGAGGGAAGAAATACGGAAGACAATGTTGCCATTCCAGATATTGATATGGATGTTCCAGCGGAGCATAGAGACGAGGTTATTGACTACATCAAAGAAAAGTACGGCGAAGACAATGTGGCACAGATGATTACAATGGGTAGACTTCAAGGAAGGTCTGCAATTAAAGAAGTTTGTAGAGTTAACGATGCTGCTACTTTTGCGGAGATTAACGAAATTACAGCAGCGTTACCAGACGAGCAATTGATTTCCGACCAGTTGGAGTTAATGGATAACAAATCTGTAATTTTGTGGGCATTAGAATATCAGCCAGAGAAGCTAAGAAACTACTGCTACTTTAATGAAGATGGCGAACTAGATGGTCCTATGAAAGATATTTTTGCCCAAGCAATAAATATTGAAGGAACAAATAAATCACAAGGTAAGCATCCCGCTGGTGTAATTATTTCAAAACATAAGCTATCAGATGTTTGTCCAATGACAACAGACAAAAACGGCGATCCGATTGTCGCTTTTGAAATGAACCCCCTTGAGAAACAAGGGCACGTTAAGTTTGACGTGCTAGGAATTGACCTACTATCAAAGATAATGGAGATTTGCAAAGATGAGTAATTCACAAAAAGAGCTTTACAAAGAAATCATTTATGACGGGTGCAGTATTGATGTGAAGGGCGTTTCTCTTTGCAACTTAGAAAACACCATGTCTACAAGTCTAAGGATTCCTAGAGATAAGTATCAAGTACATAGCAAACGTCATAATTACGTTGGTATGTTTAGAACTTTGGATGAAGCTGTGGATAAGTTTATTTCCTTAAAAAAGGAGACAAGTAACTAAAATGTCTGTGAAATCTACATTTTGTATCACCTTTTGCGACAAGGATTGGACCCTAATAGAAAGATGTGTCGATTTCATTCTATCGCAAAGCGTAAAACCGGATAAGGTTACGTTTGTAGGAAGTGGATTGCTGGAAAAAACTCATATCGCCTTTTCTCTTTGTGCGAAGTTGGGTAAGTTATTTGATAGCCATAACATTATAACTTCCCCGACAAGAAAACTTCCGGGATGGGCAAGAAACAACGGAGCGTTTTTTAATCAGGGCAATGACGAGGTTATCTCTTTTTGCGATGTTGATGATGATATCCATCCTAAAAAATGCGAGTTTGTTAAAAAGGTTTTTATAAATCCAGAAGTGGACGCACTTGTTCATAATTATGATAGACCGGAAGTTCGAGTCACTTGGGATAGAGTGGAAGACAGACACGTTGTCCAAGTAGAGCCTGTGATATCTGTAGAACCACCCCCAGATCCAGTTCCAGATGGGTGGTTCAATATTCCGAGAACAAATGTGATGACCAAAAACAAAGAACCTGTCGCACATGGACCCATTTCGATTAGAGGTTCTGTCGCACAGCATTTTAGATATAAGGAAAACATGCCACTAGGAGAAGATGGAACTTTTTGCAGAGAAATAGTCAATCATCCAGACTTTAATTTGTATTATACGCCAAAAAAGTTGATAGTATATAACTAGGAGAAGCTATGCGTTGGAATAACAAGGTGGAAGTATCTGCCGGTGAAATCATTGACAAGATAACCATTTTAGATATCAAGCTGATAAAAATAAAAGACGAAGAAAAGTTAAAAAACATCAGGTACGAACTTGAATGCTTGTCGGAGTCTTTTGTTGACATGCTAAATTTTCTCAGCATTGAAAAGCAGGGAGACTTAAAGAGATTAAAATCCAATCTATTTGCAGTGAATTTACGGCTTTGGAATGTAGAAGATGCAATTAGAGAAAAGGGCAATTCTTTATTTGGAGATATTTCATATTATGAAGAATTCGTATTTTCTTTAAGTCCAAGTCAAATGGTTACGGCAAACGCTTTTATGTTACTAGCGAGAGATGTCTATCTTGTTAATGGAGAGCGATTTTCCTTAAAAACCAAGATAAACAAATTACTAGAATCACCAATCGTAGAAGAAAAATCACACTAACAGGATAAACAATGGCTAACTTTAGAGATATTATCGTATTCGACTTTGAGACCACGGGTCAAAATCCGTACAAGTGCCAGCCAACACAAGTAGCTGCCGTAGCTATCCATGCTAGAAAGCTAGAGCTACAGCCGGGAGGTATTTTTGAAAGCAAGATTCGTTGCATTGTTGACGATGAAAAAGCCGTAGAAGCTGGCTTTGACCCAATTGAAGAAAAGGCTTTAGAGGTAACCAGAAAAACAAGGGCGGAAATTGCCAAAGGCCCAAAGCCTAAAACCGTCTGGAATAAATTTGATCAATTTGTTAACAAGTTTAACTGGAAGGGAACTAGCTGGACAGCACCAATCGCTGCCGGTTTTAACATAAATTCATACGATATGCCAATCGTTAATAGAATGTGCAAAGAGTACGGCCCTTGGAATGAAAAAAAGAACCAGCAAAATTTGTTTAGTCCT